CGAAGGAAGAGTGCGAGCCTTGAGTTCCTTATATAAAAACGGGTCCTCCGCCCGGGGGGTGGCTGCCTACGGGTGAGCGGACTCGTCGATTTTGACATGAGCGAGCGATCTCGAAACCGAACCTACTACTACTTGTCGAGCTGAGGAGAAATGGCGAAGGGCCGCGAAGTTAACAGGATAGAGCTGGCCGACATCTTCGGGGTCGCGAAGACGACCGTGGATTCGTGGGTTAAGCGGGGCTGCCCTGGCTCGCCATCAAGAGGCCGGGGTGTGGAGCGCAAGTTCAACACCCGCGACGTTTCCGAGTGGCTGAGAGATCAGGCCAGAGCCGAGGCTGACAAACCTGAGCTTCTGGACGAAACGGAGTTGAAGCTCCGAAAGCTGGCGGCCGAGGCCTCGCTGAATGAATTGGAGCTCGCGAAACAGCGGCAGCTGGTGGCCCCGATCGATGAGTTCGAGCGCGCCCGCGCGATGGAGAACGCCACCCTGCGCACCAACATCATGAACGTGCCGAGTCGGGTGGTCAGCCAGCTGATCGGCGAAACGAGCGAAGCCCGGTTCAAGGATGTGCTGGCGGCTGAGCTGATTCAGGCGCTGGAGGCAGCGGCCGAGTCTGACGTGGAACTGGAAGAGGAAGAGCCGGAGCATGCAGACGACTGAAGCGGCCGAGCAGTTCACCAATGCCCGGGGCGTACTCCGGGCGCTGAAACGAGCCAGCAAGCACCTGGTGCCACCGGCCCCGCTCAAGCCGAGCGAGTGGGCTGAACAGAACGTCCGCATCCCGACCGGCAACGCAGTGCCCGGCCCTATCCGATTTGATAACGCCCCGTATCAGCGCGAACCCATGGACATGGCAACCCATCCCGGCTGCCACAGGATCTCTCTGATGTGGGGGGCACAGGTAGGCAAGACTCAGCTTGCCCTGTGCCTGCAGGGGTACGCCATCGCACACGAGCCCCGAAGCCAGATGATGATGCAGCCGAGTCAGGGCGACCTGACCACCTGGCTGGAAACGAAGTTCAACCCGATGGTGGACGCTAACCCCATTCTGCAGGAGCTGATCGCCAAGCCCCGAAGCCATGAAGGCGTCAACAACCAGCGAATGAAGAGCTACCCCGGCGGGTTCATGATGTTCGCCTGGGCTGGATCCACCAAAACCATGCGAGGACGGTCTGCCCCGCTGATCGTGGCTGATGAGATCGACGGCTACAGCGGCACCGAGGAAGGCGACGAGGTGGAACTGCTCTGGCAGCGGGCCGCCACCTTCGGTGATCAGCGCCTGTTGCTGGAGATATCCACCCCCACGATCAAAGACCAGTCCCGGATCGAAGCCACGTTCATCCAGGGCGACCAGCGCTATTTCTATGTGCCCTGCCCTCATTGCGACCACCACCAGGTGCTGCAGTGGGATCGCGTCACCTGGGACAAGGACGACGAAGGCAACCACCTGCCGGAAACCGCGCGCTATATCTGCGAGGAATGCGGGGCGCTCTGGAACGACGGCGAGCGCATCGCCTCCATCCGGGTTGCCGAAAAAGCCGGTGCTGGCTGGAAAGCGAGAAAGGCATTCCGCGGTCATGCCAGTTACCACCTGAATGAACTGTATTCCACGTTCCGCCGGTTGCGGGACATTGTTCAATCGTTCCTGGACAAGAAAGCCAAGGGCGACCTGCAGAGCTTCGTGAACGTCTCGCTGGCGGAGACCTGGGAAGAGCAGGGCGAGCAGGCCGACTCCCATGTGCTGATGCAGCGCGCCGAGGATTACCCGGCGCCGGTACCGGCTGGCGGCGTGGTGCTGACGGCCGGCATCGATATGCAGCAGGACCGGCTGGAAGTCGAAACCGTGGCCTGGGGCAAAGCCGAGGAATCATGGTCTGTGGATTTCTCAGTGCTGTGGGGCGATCCGCTGCGTGACGAGGTTTGGCAGGATCTGGACGACTACCTGTCCGCCACTTGGCAGCATGAAAGCGGGGCGCATCTTGGCATTGTCGCTTCCTGTCTGGACACCGGCGGCAGCACCGGCTACACGCAGCGCGCTTACGAATACGTTAGGCGAAAGACCGGCCGAAGGGTCTTTGCCATCAAGGGCGTGGGCGGATGGGATCGCCCTGTTGTTGCCTCGCCCTCGCGCAAGCGTACCGGCCGTGGCCAGCGGAAAGTGGACCTGTTCTCTGTTGGCGTGGATGAGGCGAAACTTACAGTCATGCGCCGGCTCGCAGTGCCCGAGCCGGGCCCCGGCTTCACTCACATTCCATCCAGCCGTGAAGCGGAGTGGTTTCACCAGCTTACAGCCGAGAAGCTCGTCACCAAATACATCAAGGGCGTACCCAAGCGCGAATGGCACCAAACGCGCCCGCGTAACGAGGCCCTGGACTGCCGGGTGTACGCCTATGCCGCGCTGAAAATCGCCAGCCCGAGCATCCGCCGCCATGCTGAACGAATTCAGCGCCAGGCTGAAGCTGACCAGCCAGAGCAAAAGCCAGGTCCTGCAACGGAAAAGCCCGACACGCCGCCCAAGCGCCAGCCGGCTGAACCACTGCCAGCGGAGCCAAAACCCGCCAAGCGCAAGACTAGACGCAGGAATTCACGATCCCGTAAGAGCTGGGTCAACAACTGGTGACGCATGGCACGACTCCCGGAAACCATCAAAGCAGGCCTGTCATTTTCGCTGACGCTCTCGCTGGCGGATTACCAGGCGCCGGAGTGGCAGGCCAAGATCATCCTGCGCGGCCCCTCTCAGATTGACCTGACCTCAGAGCCCGCCGGAGAAGATCACGATTTCAGCAAAGCCCCTTCGACCACTTCCGCGTGGGCGCCAGGCGATTACTGGTACAGCCTGCGAGTCACTGACGGCACCGCCGTTTATGAGATCGAATCAGGCCGACTGACAATCCAGCCAGACCTTGAGTCAGCACCGGAAAACTACGATGGCAGCACCCACCCGGAAAGAGTGCTGGCGGCCATCGAAGCGGTGATTGAAGGCCGTGCCAGCAAGGATCAGGACAGCTACCGAATCAATAATCGGGAGCTGCGCCGCACTCCGATCAGCCAGCTACTGAAGCTCCGAGACACTTACCGCATCGAAGTCGCCCGCCTGAAAGCTGCCCGCCGTGGCAAAAATACGCTGGGGCGCCAGATTCTAGCGAGGTTCGGCAACCGTGCTTAATCCGTTCAAGCGCAACAAAGGCGAAACGCTGCCGGCGACTACAGAGCAGAAGCCAGCGAGCAGAGGCAGAATGCGGGCAATTATGCGCGCCATGTCCCGCTCATTGTTGGGGCAAGCCCGGGCAGACCGCCTGTCTGGCGACCTGCCCTCTGCACCTGTGCCCGCCGATCAGTTCATCGATAAAAACCAGCGGGCGCTGGTGGCTCGCTCTCGCCATTTGGCTCTGACCAACGACTACGCGCGCGGGTTTATCCGGCAGTGCCGCCAGAACGTGGTTGGCCGCAAGGGCATTCAACTTCAGTCCCTGGCAAAAGATCCGGACGGTACCCTAGACGAGCGAGCCAACGATGCTTTGGAAGCTGACTTCCGCGCCTGGTGCGCCCGCGAAAACTGCGACGTTACCGGCCGCCGATCTTTGCGGCAGATGCTTAATCGTGCCATCGAGGACGCACCCGTAAACGGCGAGTTCATGATTCGCATGGTCTACGGCCGCAGCCTGAACCCGTGGGGGCTTGCTCTGCAGGTGCTGGATCCGCAGCGCTGCCCGGTTGAGGTAAACGAAGACCGCCTGTCTGGCGGCCATTTCATCCGCCATGGCATCAAATACAACCGCTGGGGCAAGGCGGTTGCCTACCTGTTCGGCACCCTGGACCCAGCGGAAAGCGACTACCGTTTCGGCGGCCGCAACTTTGTTGAAGTACCGGCCAGTGAAGTCCTGCATGGCTTCCTGGAAGACATTGTGGGCCAGCGCCGAGGCCTGCCGTGGATGGTGACCGCTCTCAGCCGCCTGCACCACCTGGACGGATTCGAGAAGGCCGCGCTGGTAAATGCGCGCGTCTCCGCTGCCAAGGGCGGGTTTTTCGAATGGGAGGAAGGCATGGGCCCCTCCGACGAGGAAGACGACGAAGAGCCGCTGTATATGGACGCAGAGCCCGGCAGCTATCAGGAGTTGCCGCCGGGCCTGAAGTTCAAGGGCTGGGATCCGCAGTTCCCATCCGGCGAGCTGGCACCATTTTCGAAGCAAAGCCTGCGAGGCATAGCCACTGGCCTGGGCGCTTCCTACAACACCCTGGCCAACGATCTGGAAGGCGTTTCATTCAGCTCCATTCGCCAGGGCGTACTGACCGAGCGCGACAACTGGATGGACATTCAGGAATGGCTGATCGAGCAGCTTCTGGAGCCGCTGTACCAGGCATGGCTCCCCCGCGCGCTGCTCAAGGGCGTGCCGGTGCCGGGCACCAATGGCGCCACCCTGCGCCCGGAGCGGATCGAAAAGTACCGCGAACACGATTGGCAGGCCCGGAGATGGGACTGGGTAGATCCGGACAAGGACAGCAAGACCGCTGCCCGCGATATCGCCAACAAGATCAAGAGCCCGTCCCAGGTTATCCGGGAGCGTGGCGGAGACCCGCGCACGGTTTGGCGCCAGTGGGCCACTGACCGGCAGGCCATGATCGACGCCGGCATTCCGGAGTCCATCGTGGACGCCACCCTGGGCGACCCCATGCAGACGCCAACAGCAGGCAATACATCGGATCAGGAGTCATCCAATGACGCAGCAGAATAGCGACGACCGGCAACTGAAGCCGTCAAGCGCCAAGACCACGACAACAGATAAGCGATCCGCTCTGGTTGGCAGCATTCAGCGCCGTGCGGTCACAGACGAACAACTGAGCAAGCTGAAGGCCGAGGGCTTGCGCCGTGACCTGGCTCAGGCCGAGGTGCGGCAAATTGACGAAGAAAAACGCACGGTGGAGCTGGCTTTTTCCAGTGAAGCCGAGGTGGAGCGGTGGTTCGGCATTGAAGTGCTGGACCACTCCCCGGGCGCTATGAAAACCAGCCGCCTGGATGATGGCGCCGCCGTCCTGGTAAATCACGACTGGAACGACCAGGTGGGCGTTGTCGAATCTGTCACGTTGGGAGCAGACCGGAAGGGCCGGGCTGTGGTGCGCTTCG